TAGATGAAATAACTGATAATACAAAAGATGCTTTAGAATTAGCAAGAGAAGAGGACACACCCAGGGATGTTGAAATAAGAATATTACTGGCTTTGGTTGTAAGAGATTTAGATGTCCTAAGAGGCGAAGAGTATGGGGAAACAATATAAGAGGATTGCTTTAAAGTTTAATCTAAATCCAGTTCCTGCCGCCAGACCAAGAGTTTCCAGATGGTCTACATACTACCCAAAGAAGTACACTCAATTTAAAAAAGATATGTTAGCACTAACAAGTGAGTTGGATGTTACTCCTACTGAAAACTTGGTTGCTATGGGTATGGTATTTAATATTAAAATGCCTACTGCTTGGCCCAAGAAGAAAAAACTGGAACAAAATGGTCAGTATTGCGATAACAATGTAGACCTAGACAACTATCAGAAAGCTATCTTAGACTCTCTGAATGGTGTCTTATACTTAGATGATCGCCAAGTTGTTAAGATAATGACTGTCAAGAAATGGAGTGATACTCCAAATATTAAAATAGAAATGATACCTACAGGAGAAAAATGGAAACACTTACCAGAGATGAATTAATAGTAGAACTTGCTAAAGATTATGGAAAAAGAGCAAGAGTATTAGGCCTTAAATTTGAAGAGGCTTATGACAAGTATGTTAAGAGATGTAGTGTAAGAACATATGAGAATCTTCTACAACAATTTACTGTTGGTAATTTATCGGATCCTGTAAAAATTAAACCCGTATTAAATGATAACGAATATATTATATCTGCCCCATCAGAAGATGACTGCGAAGATGGTGTTTGTAAGTTGTAATATTTTAATCAATGTATAATAAGTGTATTACAAATTATAGGAAATCAATATGGCAAAGGGAAATGTGATACACCAAATAAATATAAAAGTTAACTCTAAGGATTTAGCTTTGATTGATGCTAAAGCAGATAAGCTTGGTATATCGAGATCAGCTATGATTAAGATCTTTGCTATTAATGGTGAACTGACTGTCCAGATGGCCCAACAACTACAAAAGCCAGTAAGTTAAAGGCCCTTAAACATGCCTTGGTTCATTAATGTTCCAAGATTTATCTGATAAGGTTTTCCTTCTCCCTCTCTTGTACCTCCTTGTTCATATGCAAATTTTCCTAAATTGTTTAAAAGACCATCAGGGTCTTTCATATTTGCATAATCATGAGTCCAGTCATATGTGTCAGTAAGAACATACTCACCAATATCATTTTGTACAATATTAAAGGAGCCAAGTGTATTTCTAAGTTGTCCATAGGGTGTAGTTATATGATCCATGCCGCCAACAAAATCACCGCCATATTTATTAACCATACTTTGATCTTTTTTTAAGTCTATCTGTCCAGGGCCTTCGTTAGCAACAATTTTTCCGAGCAAATCTAGTGTACTTGATGAAAAATCATCAGCACTTATAGATGTTCCACGAGTCATAATATTGTCAATGTATTTTCTAGGTGCTAATAACATACCATCTAATTTATCAACAGGATGATTGTCATATAATTTTCTAATAAAATCGTGCATTACAAACTAATTCTTTTAGTTGGTTTTAGATCAACATATTCTTCTTTTTTAATTGGATCGTATTCTTTAGTCTTTGGATTGTAGACTAGGCTTGGTTGTTTTACCCATCCAGGTTTGGTTCCATATAACTTGATAGCTTCATCATATCCTTTCTTAGTTTGCCAATGCTTGTCTTTCTCATTAACACTCCAATTACCCCCTTCATCTTGCTTGTATCCTCTTTTTTCTTGTGTTTTAGGGGCCTTGTAACCTTTTAAACCTCTACCTTCATTAGCAAGATCTTTAGCTACATCTTTACTTACTTCTTCTTTATGGTCTTCATCTTTCATAATAGAGCCATCTGGCATTTTGTGAGAGCCTTTAGGTATCTGTTTTTCTCTATTACTATCTGGATCAAGCATACCTTTTTCTTTATTACCCAATCCTTTTAACATGTTTTGGATTTCTTTTTTTATTAACTCTCCAATCCTAGCAGCCTCATGAACCTCATCATCAGTCATTTCTCTTTTTTCCTTGGGGCCTTCCATACTTTTGGGAATAGCCTCTAAGGCTAACATTCTTTCAGAGATTGGTATAGGTGTACCATCAACAGTAAATTCTTGTTCGTCAACCCACTTTATCTCAGAGTCTGGCATTTTTTTTGTTAGCATTCCAGATAACAATCTTTTAATTTTTGGATCTAATTTTGCCATAGTATTTCCTTATAAACCAAACATAACTTTTGCATCACCATACATATCTCTAGCTTTATTACCTGTTCTTTCAGCTAATACATCTTCACCTTTTAAAGCATATCCAGCAAACATAAAGCCCCACATAGTGTCTTGTATGGCATTAATTTGTGGAATTGATAGACCTTTTTTGCCATTACCAGTACCATACTGTGTTCTTAGCCAGTTCCTAGTCGATGTTTCTAATGTTCCACCTTTATTTTTATAAGCATGAACCATAGCATCTTTAAAATATTGACTGTTCATCAATCTATTCCATTGTGTGATAGATAAAATACCACCAAGAATACCACCTGCTTCACCACCAATTGATTTACCAGCCATAGCACCCATGTTAGCTGTTGCCATGTTACCAATAACAGACTCAGCACCACCCCAACCTTTAAGATTTTCTTGCATATAAATTACATCATCAATTTCTTTTTTCATACTAGGAAACATTTTTCTTAAAGTTGTTCTGCCATCAGCAGTTCTTGTAAGGTTAGTAAATATTTTTGCTCCATCTGGGGCTTCTAGTATATGGTTTGCCATTGCTTTTTCAATTTTGGTTCTTAATCCAGTTGACAACTGACTACTTTTATTACCCACAATGTGATCTAATTTTTCAAAATGTTTAATTGCTGCATTAAAATTTGTCCATGAAAATTGAGGGTCTAGCATTTTGTTTAAAAATTTTGTCATAGGCTCTGTAGTTTCAGCATAAGCCATAGCTAACATATCCTTACCATAAGGATTTTTTTCAGTTTGTGATTTAAACAATTTATATGATTGATCTAAAAGCCTACCTTTTTTAGGATCAGCTTTTTTTACTGCTTTCTTAATAACATTGTTGATGGTATTTTTATATTGATTCATTAACTGAGTGTTATTACCACCAAAATTCTTTTTATCTAACAATGAAAGATTATAAAATTCTGATCTTAATTTACGAGCCAGATCAATTAAAGGAACTTGTTTAACATTTAATTGTGGATTACCTTTAGCAGCTTCACCTCTTAGATAATTTGCATACAGATCATTCCAACTTTCACTCAGTTCAAAATTTCTTCCAAATCGCATATTCCATTTTTCTGCAAGTCCATCTATAGATGATAATTTAATAGGTGCTGTTCTTAATTTATCAAACATGGCAGTAAAATAATTGTCTACTTGGTTGTAGCCTTGTGATAAAAATCCTTGTACTTCTTTAGCACTTTCTAAAGTTCCTTTGCCAGAAGCAGTTTGACCCATCTTATCTTGAACATTTTTAATTGCTCCTTGTGCCGCTGCCATTTCAGATTTACTACCTGCAAATAAAGCTATTCCTTTATTAAGGCTTTGTATAGGATGTGTTACTGCTCTACCTACTGGGCCAACTACAGAACCTACAGCACTTAATGCAGGAGTTACTGCAAAACCTAAACCCATAGATTTAAGTGTCTGTCCAGGGTCATATTGTTCACCACTACCTGCTGTAATACCTACTGCTTGTCTACCTATATCGTGAATACCAGAGTAACCTGCACCTGCCGTGGCTACAGCTGCGTAAGGAGCTAACCATTCTTTTACCCCTTTCTCTATAAGTTTTTTACCCATAAACCCAGCACCAGTTCCAAACATAAGCCATGCTAGTGGATCAGTTCCTGCACCCTTTATGAAATCACCAAGCTGTCCAGTAAGTTCAAATCCACCAACTTCATTTCCAAAGAAAGTAAATTGCCCTAAATCTTTTGCTCTTTGTACTGCAGCTTCATCATTTGGATCTACCTCACCCGCATATTTTAATTCTATAAATGGTCTAGAATCATCTACATCTGGAGAGTCAAAGTTAGGGGTAGCGTTAAAGATATTCCAACGCTCTAAAGCATTAGCCCTTTCTTCATCTGTCGCAAATGCTAAATTTTGTAGCAACTCACTACCCATACCTAAAGAAAGATTGTTCATAACAAAATTCCAATCTGCAAAATCTTCATCTATTAGATGTTTAATCTCATCACCTGCACCTTTAAACTCTTTGCCAGTTTCAAATTTATATTTTTCTTTTAGTAATTGCACATATTTTTGATTGTATCCTTGTTCTGCATATGTGTACGGTATAGACTCGTATACTGAAGACAATTCTTCTGTAAGAGCAATATTTATTTCTCTACCTTCTGCATCTGCATTAAGAGCTTCTTGATAAATGTCATTTCTAATAGCCTCTCTGACTTTCTCATTCTCAAAATATCTGTTACTAGCTGCGGCTCCTTCTAATTTAGCCATTTATATCTCCTATTGACAGAATTGTTTATAAGTACTAAGATTTTTATTGGCAGGATTAGCACAAAATTGACCCATAGCTGAACTTTGGTCTTGAGCTGCAGCCTTTATACCACCAACAGTTTCCATAGTGTTGCCTATCATAGTTGCATTTTTCCATTCTTCACTATTAACAATTGGTTTAAAGAAAGCAGCATTTTCTTCTGAATTTCTATATCTTTCTTCTTCAGCCTTATAATCAGAATAACTGATTGTAATGTTTTTTGCTTTTTGTTCAGCTTTCCAGGCCCTCATATGTTTAGCCATTCTTTCTACTGCCAAAGCACCTTGTTGTGCAAACTCTAACAACATTCGATTGCCTTCTGTTGTTTTGCCCAATCCTGTGGCGGCTTGTATAAATAAACTCATTTCAGCATCTGAAATAGCACCTTTAGTCATACTAGTGTATTCCATAACTTTAGCTGTTGACAAAGAAAAGAACATTTCTTTATCTGCCAAAGTACCATCAAAATCACCAAGCCATTGTGCTGCAGCAAATCCAACATTTTCCCATTTTCCAGTTTCTATTCTATTGAGTATAGATAACATTTGAGCATTTAATCTTCTGTTGGTAGCAGCTTGAGATTCTAAAACTGCCATAAGTTGTTCATCTTCAAGTATAGCTTTGTTTTGTAAAATTTGATCTTCTTCTGCTACAGTTTTATGGTCAAGACTTGTTGATTGTGCTATAGCTTGATCTAATGTATAAAGATTATTGCCGTCTGCATCTTTTAATCCTAAGAAATAATCTACATTTTTAGTAAATGCAGTACCATCAATTTGTTTTCCAGCAAGATCTTGTACTTTAGTGTATGCACGAATACCATCTGCTCTTGCTTGTGCATTCATAGCTTCTTCAGACATAATTCTTGTAGTAGAAGTTGCACTTTGAATTTTTGCTAAAGCACTATCCACATATGGTGCTAAATTAGCTTCATATGCTTCAGTTTCTAAATCTACAGAAGTATCTGGCTCACTTGTAATTTGTGTGCTAATAGGTTGAGATCCAGGAACAATAACTCCGTTTACAGTTTCATAAGTTTCAATTACATTTTGTCCTAAAGCATTTGTTTTTTTAATTTCTTTATAACTTTTTGTGTCCGTAGTTGGTGCATCAGTAGCTTGTTCACCCAACATATCTGTTGGAACTCCATTAACAGTACTCCATGTTTGCGTGTAACGAACACCATCCTTCATAGTAGGTATTTTTACAGTATCTAATGTAGGTTTAGGTACAGCAGCAGTAATATTAGTAGACATTTCCATAGCTTTTCTAGCTTCATCATATAAACCAGCACCATCTAATAATCTAGCAAGTCTTTTAAAATCTTCAGCAGTTTCTGGAGCAGGAACTTGTTTTCTAATTTCTTCAAGTTTTTGCATTCTAGCCATTCTAGGGTCAACTGGCTCTGTTTCACCTGTTAACATTCTTCCTAGAGAAGCATAAGCATCACTTCTTTGATCACCAATACCACCAGCACGATACATCATTCCAGCACCTTTTGTACTAGCTAAATTGACAGCATTGTTTATATTTGACTGTTGTTGTGCCGCTTGTTCATCTGCCATTAATTGTTGCAGACCAAACATATCGTTACTGTATGCCATAGTTATTCCTTTATCCTATTAGATTTCCTAAAAATTTACCAGCTACTCCACCAATTCCTGGTGCAACTGTGTTTCCTACTGCACCAAATATACTTCCCCAAAAATCACTTTTACCTTTTGCTTGTTGTTGATCAGCATAAGCTAATTGATCATTTAATCTTGTACTTGCATCTGAAACATTGCCTAAATTACCTGTTGCATTTATTGCAGGAATGTTAAGATAACGATTGGTTTTATCTTCTACACCTGTAAGCATATTATATTGGCCAGTTGACCTAGCTAAATTACTATCAATAAGTGATTGTGATTGATCAAAAGCTTGATTCATGGCAGCTAATTTAAGTCTATTAGTAGAAGCATCAGTATTCATTTGATTAAGCATTTGTTGTGTAGATGAAGCACCTGTGTTTAATTCCCTTGCTTTTCTTAATTGATTAGCTACTGCTAACTCTTCTTCATATATGCTCATTAAATCACCGTATCTTGATTTTTGTGCATCTCTCCAACCACCAGCTGCTAAATCTTCTGCTTGTTGCCCAAACATACCTTGCCTTCTTATAGCATCTTCTCTGATTTGTGTATTAGCAGCATCAGCCTCAGAGGTATAAGAATATGTACCATCTGGGTTTTGCCTATATCTAGTAGTTCCACCAACAAAATTAACATCTGGTGTTGTTTTTTTAAATATATCTTCTCTAAGACCTTCTTGATAATTTAAATCAGCTTGACCATATTTTCCAGGATCTCTGTTAGCACCAACCATATTTCCTAAATTTGATAAAAACTGACTACCACCTCTAGGAGTAATGCCATTTTGCCTATTTAAATTTGTAAGAAACTTTGAGTTCATACCACCAGCAGCATTTCCAGAACCCCTAGTTCTATTTCGATTTGCAGACCTGCCACTACCAACTGCAACTCTGTTAAATCTTTCATTTGCATTAATTGCCATCTTAATCTCCTATGCTGTGCGTTTCCACATATAGACTACTATATATGGTTGTAAGTTATTGTGTGCTGTGCCACTACCAGTATTTCCTGTGCTTCTTGCACTACCACCACCAAAACCACTCCAAAACGGGTCTAAAAAAGTTATTTGTCTATCGTCTATTGAAATATTTGTTTGGTTTTGTGTACCCATAGAGTGACTATGTGCAGGTAAATTAGCTTCTGTCAAAGCTTGAGTTTCAGAACCACCTGTAGCGTTAAGCGTATCAAATGTACCACTTGATGCTTTACCTACTGGAACTCTACCTTCTCCATATGCTTCCCAAGTTCCTACACCTAACAGCGTAGCTGGGTTTGTTGCAACTTCTGCATTAACATATACAGAACCTACTGGATAAACTAAATTATTAATTGTTGCTGCTGTAACTGTGTTTTGCACAAAAGCTGTAGTTGCTACTTGAGTTGTATTAGTTCCTGTACTTGCTGTTGTTGCACTAAATGCTTGTGAGGCACTACCTGCTAGATCAGCCTTAGTATTAACTGCTGTTTGTACTGCTGTAAACTCAGTATTAAAATCTGCACCAGATATTACTTTTCCTGCATCGGAATCTGCTAGTGCATCTTTGCCAGACCATCCGACAGCTATAGTATAGTTTGCCATTATCTTATCTTTCCTTGTTTATGTAATAAAGTTAAATCTTGTAAAGAAGCATCAAATCCGTTTGATTCAATATCTATCTCTAGTTTAAGGTTTTTTGCCGAACCAGTTAACGGTGTTTTGTATTCATGTAATCCATATATAGGTTTGTAAGTTACACCAGATTTACCATACAAAGATGTACTCGCACCCCACAAAGCTGTACTACCTGTAGTTGTAGGATTTAAAGTTATAGAAGTAGTTTCAGATGGACTTGGACTATAATCTTTATACCATTTTAATCCTAATGTTGCTCCAGAACCACCTTCTAAAACTAAAAACAATCTTTTTAAAAATGAAGCTGCTATAGACTCACCTAAATTAATCCATGTTGTTGCTATACTACTTGTATAAGAACTATAACTATAAGTTGATGCTCCTGCTAGATCAGTATCATAATATCCCTCATAACCTGCTAAACCACCATCTTTCTGACCGACAAGCAAACCATATGTTTCTGTATAAGATAAACTTGTTGGCTCTCTGTTATTATCAAAAGTCCAAGTTGTTATTCTTGGTGCATTATTAGGTGTGAAATGTTTAAAATCAAACACATAAGTAATGTTTTTATCAACAAATGACATTATGTAAATACCTTCGTTTTCAACATAAACACTTTTAACATTTGAACTTTGTCCAATATTTCTAATTAAAGTATCTTTAATGTTTACACTTAGATCAGTTAAAGGCAGTTTATCTTTTTCAGTTGTTCTTCCTAGCGACCTAAGACCTGTATTAGATAAAAATACAAGATCATCACCAATGGCTTGAACTGTATCTCTTGATACAAGACCAACACCTCTAATAACTTCATTAAGTGCAAGTGATCCTACTGTTTCTGGCCTGTCATATATAACAATGTTGTTTTTACCAAATATAACTAACTTGCCATAAAAAGGTGCAATAGCAATAACATCATCAATACCCCAAACTTTAGACAAATCTATTAAACCTGCATCTCCACCTGTCCAGTCATCACCATCTAACAAGTTTGAATAATAAACAACATCTGGTGATTCTGCTACACCACCTGCCCATATTCTTCCGTAATAACCCATTCCACAAGTAGGTTTAAATTGATTAGAAGAAACAGTTGATGGTTTAGTTGCATGTGCTGTCCACCTAGACCCAGAACTTAAACTACCATCGTATCTTTGTGGTTCTATACCAGCATGAAAACAATGTAATCTGTCGTTAAAATTTACAAACTGCCAGTTACCAGAACTACCTGATACAGTATGTTTAACATCAGCACCACTACTAGGAAACGCTGATGCTGGTGAAGTAAAATCAACAACATAAATACTTGTGCCATAACTAACAACAATTTTATTTGTACCTTGATCGTCATGCTCATGTATGGATGCTATAGATGTGCCTGATGGTGCTACTTTTTGTTTTAAACCTTTTCTAAAAGCAATACGACCAGACTCTCTAATTACTACATTTTCAGCTTTAACTAAATAAGATAAGTCTAAAGAAGCAGGGTTACTTTGTGTATTTAACCCATTTAACCCAATATCAGTTAAAGATTGATATGATATTTGTTTTGCCATTATCTAAAATTTAATCCTGTTGCGTATTGACTACTATGGTTTTCATTTACAAACCAATCTGATTCGTATTTTGTATTACCACTATCTAATATGATTGCCTGTTTAAGTGCTTCATTAGCTTCTTGAGCCATTAAACTAGATTGCGTTCCACCATCTTCACCTCTTTCTGATATTGCCCTAGCCCATGCTCCAAGAATAACTGGTTGAGCAGGAACTTTAAGCACAGTTGTTGCATCTGTTAATTTATCTTGATATTTAACTATATCAAATGAAATAGTATGTGCCTCAGTAGGAACTGGTGAAAAATCTATTTTTAAATTATTAGAACTATCACTACCATTAAAAGCATAATATAAAGGCTCACCAGTATCGTCTGTAGGGTATTTTACGGTGTTAATATACTGTTTGCTTACCTGATGTAAATGAAGTCCTGTATCGTTGTTTATGGCATCCAATATTTTTATTTCTTGACCAGATGATAAATTGTAGTTTTTTGTACTTGCTACTGTAGATATATCAACTGTTTCTCTAAGATTAAGCCAATCATGTCTTTCTTCGACACCTCTTTTAGCATCATTAACTAATGATCCTATAACTTTGTGATAAGCAGATACATTTGAACTATCGTTAATAGCACCTGACCAATCTGTTGCGATTGTATCTTCACGCAATCTTATTAAAACTTCATTAATTAATTCTCTATAAGTCATAACCTATCCTTTAATTATTTTTCCCCATACTGAACATCTACCATCTACTATGTCTACAACTTCAACTTGAAAATTTCCATTGTCAAAAAAAGTTACAATACCAAAAGCATGATTCCAGTTATGTAGTCTGCCTTTTAACCATGTGTTGTTTTCTGCTGACATATTTTTTAAACAACCCATTGACCAAGCACTTATATTTCCATCTAATAATCTTGTTGATGAAAACCTTGAAACATCATGTGTGTGTCCGTACATAATGTTTGTACCATATCTTTCTAAATGTGTCTTAGCATGAGTAGTTGTTGTATACGCACCATGTACAAAAGACAACTTACCAATGGTTAAAACCTCATTGTACTTACGATATTCATAACCCCTGTCATCCCATTTACAAGCATTTCTAAATAAATACTGATCTAGGTATGGGTTTTCCTCTACAAAGGCATCTAGCCACTCATCATGATTACCTGCAAGTATATGTCTAGTTTTGCATTTAATCTTGTCTAACACCCTGTCAAACCTGTCTATTTGCTTATTTACAGCTTTAACTTCTTTGTCTATCTCTGGTAGTTGGTATTCTAATGGTGGTCTTTTTTGCCTTTTGTATCTATGACCCGATACAGAATTCCATTCTCCAACATCACCCAGATTAATAAATATGTCTGGCTTAATAATTTCTATCGCCTTTAGTACAACTTTGACCGCACTCTCATCATGTATCGGAAAGTGTTGATCGGGTATAACAATCGCCCTTTTCATTTTTACCTACCTTTTGCTAGTTGCGCTCCAAAGTAGAATTCGATTATCATTGTTGCCCATCCAAATATTTCATCAAATTTCAACATCCCTTCTACACTAACATATTCTATCACATCAGGTGTCAATTGAATCCCTAAAATATCAAAACCTTCTGTAACTGTAGGAATAACTGTTGGTATATCCCAAAATACAGGTGCTACTTGTGTAAATATAACTAAAGCTAGTATAGTTAAAATAATAATTCTTCGATTCATAGCAGCCATTGGACTTTCTTTGTCTGCTCGATCTCTTGCCATATTAATAGAATCATTACGAACTTGTAGGTTCTGAATCATTAATTTTTGTTGTTCTTGTGCTGCTTGACTTTTAAGTGCAAACAATTTAGCAACAAATCCAAGTGCAATTGGTGCTACATTAGTTAAAAATCCAATCATGCGACCAACCTCAATACATTAAAAATCCCTACTTCAGAAGCTAAGAAGTAAGCAAAACCACCTAACAAAAAATACCTAATTTGGTTAAGCATATTAAATATCTTTTGTATCTTGGAATTAGTGTCATCAATCTTGCTAAACAGCTTACTTATTTGTGAAGTATGTTTATCTAATTGCAATTGAACTCTGTTATCATCCATCATCTTTTCTTTGGTTTTTTACCGTATCCCATAATATCTCCTAATTAGCTAGTGGATTGTCTAAAGACTCTTGTATACGCTTTTCCATGTCTACTTTAGTCTGCTCTACCTTAATGTCGAAGCGATCTAATTTAGTGTCGTAGTTTGTAAGTTTTGTATCTACAGACTGTAATTTAGTATCTACCTTTGACTCTAAGTTCCATTGACTGTTACGCAAATCAGTCATATCTTTTTTTAACTCAATTTTTATAGCATTAGCATGTTCTTCTATTCTCATAACATCGCTAGAAGTCTTTGCCATTTGTCCAGCTATAGCATCAAGGTCTAAATTTGCGATTCCTTCAACTTTTTGATATAACAGGAACCCTCCATAGAGTGAACCAACAATCGTTGAAATTAGGGCAAATGCTGCGACCAAACTGGTATATGTAAACCTTAATCCCAGAAATTTTAGTCTTTTATCAACTAAACCTTCAACTTGTGCAACTTTTTCTCCTAGATCAGCCATTAGTTATTAAAGTCACCATTTTCTTGCATTAATTTCAAATATTCAATTTCTTGCTTTAATCTTTCTACTTCTAACCTTCTTCTTTGTAATTCAAGTTGATACAGCGTATTACAATTAATTCTTTCGTTTGGTGCATCTAAAGGAATGATTAACCTAGCATACAATCCTATGTCTTTAGTCTGCGGATCATCTCCTTCTTTCCCTATAATTGGCACAACAGCATTATTAATTACACCTGTCATTCCAATCTCAAAGTTTGTACTACCACCTATAGCATTCTTACAATCTAAGTCACCCGCCCTAATACTGTCCGAACCACTTACTGAACTGATACTAGGTATCGAAAAACTCATCGAACTGCTTTCTGCTATTACCTGTGAACTTAGTAATAACAAAACTAACCACCGTTTCACTTAAACCTCGAACAAATCTTAGACTCTACTATTGGCTTAAAGTCATCATTGCCTCTAAGTTTTGATGTTGTGCATATGTATTCTGCTAA